GACTTACCGTTAGCGATAGTCCGAATTGTGTGAAGGGACTTCATAACGGTTGCCTCTTCAAAGGTCGTCAGGATTTCTCCTGAGAACACCTTGAGAAACAAAGCATCCACATCACCTGCGACGTTAACCTGTCCCAAGCGTGAGGGAGTAGTATTTCCGTTTGCCATAATATTGGTTTCTAATTGTTGTTATTAATTGGGTGTCCTCACGAAAAGGTTCTCTACGACAGGTCGGGTTCGGAATTATTGATTGTCCACCGCAGTGGGTCTCATCGTCGGCCACGGAAGTCCTTAAGTCCGTTTCTGTGATGACTAGTGTTTTGTTGTTAATACCACCAAGCTACTGATGCAGCTCGTAACAATGGTAAAAGTTGTATTCTCAAAGTCACCGTCGTTGGTCTTCCAAGAGATGACTGTAATGTAATCGTCGCCTACGCAAGATAACTCTCCGTAGACAGTGCAAGTTATAGGACCGTTAGGGCTGTCTTGAGCGTGGTCCAAGAATGTGATTTTAAGAGGATCTCCTAACAGGAGTTTGTTTATTTCTTTCCTCCTCACGTTCCCTTACCTTTCTTGCTTTTCTTCATGATCTTCAAACCGGAACGTTTGGCTTCTTTCTTAGCAGCGGCTTGACCTTCTGCTGTGTAAGGATAGTGCTTCTTTCCGACTTGTGGCATGATGTTATATGTGGTTAGTGTTTATGTTTGTGTTACGTGATCAGCATTTCCATCTCTTCAAAGCCAAAGCTTTACGAGTGGGTCTGCCTTTCGAATCTTTCATTGGACCTTTGACACCAGACATACGTGCACAAAAAGACCGCTTCCTCGGTCCCCCTTCTGGTTGCGGTCGTTTAAGGTTGCTACCTGTCTTTCGGTTGTAGTATTTGCGGCCTTTTTCGGTCAGTCCTCCTTTTTCGGATTTGTGTTCCTTTCGCAAGGACAGTCCTTTACGTTTAGCGGGCATTGTTCTCCAAGTCGTTTATGTGGTGTAACATCTCCCCAATCAATTCCTTCTGAGGTTGTGTCCATTCTTGTCGCTCCAGCTTCTTGATAAAGTAAGGAACTTTTGTCGGACGTAGACTCGGACTGCATCCAGTCGTCAATAACATCACGCATGTTGCGGTGACGGTTAACATAAAGATGTTCTTCATAGCGATCAATGATACTACGCAGTGCCTCCGCAAGACGGGGGAATGCTATAAGGAATTTAAGAAGCAGAGACACTGCGCGTATCGGTTGGGGTTATTTATCTTTGGCCTTACCTACGTTCAGGGCCAGCATGTCGATAATTTTATAACACCACTTAACGAATCCATCGTCCTTTGGTGTTGGGGTAAGTGCCGCAATAGCACTACAAGCAGCAATGACTGATGTTACTACACCTAGAAGTTGCTCTTTGTTGTCGATAACATAGTTTAATAGCTCTTGTATCATGGGGGTGGTTCGGGGGTAAAGGTTGTTAATTTAGATCACTGATGAGATCGCTAACCTCTTCTCAATATGGGCGCGATATGCAGGGTCATCAGCGTATCGAGGGTCGTTCATGGCTTGGACAACTTGGGCCGTCGATCCGAATGGAGTAACACCAGCACCAGCCGTGTCCCCTTGGATAAGATTTGCAGGTTGTCCACCGTCAGCGATGAAGCGAGCGTAAAGACCTCGAATAGCCATTGTTGCGGCTTTGGTGTCTCCACTCTCTACGACAGTGTTAAACACCTCTTGCTCGTCGTCAGTAAGCGCGGTAGCAGCCCAGTCAGCCATTGCTGAATAGTTCTCCTCGCCGCCTACTTCTTCCTTGAGGGCGTTTGCTTGTTGAGTCGAGACTGAGTTATATCCTTCGATATACATGTCTACTAACTCACGAGAGATCCCAGCTTTCTCCAAGTCAGAGTAGGTCTTTTCAGAGAGCTGTCCGGTTTCGAAGTATTCGTTGGAGGCGTCGTTGACTGTGTTACTTACCAGCTCCGATGGTTCTGGAGTGTTAACATCTTCAGCCGCTTCCGTTTGCTGTGCTTCTTCCCGGCTTGCATGGAAGTCTCGTTCGAGGTTTGCGTAAGCTTCGGCAAGGGCTTCGGCTGACTCAAACTTCTCCGGTAACCACTCAGGACGTTCGACGGTTTCTTCGACGGGTTGTTCTTCGAGTGGCGTTTGCTGTGCTTGCTTTTGGGCCGCAGCCTCATCTTGCATCGCAGCTTGTTTTTCTAGGGAGATATTCTCCTCTACTGTCGGCTCGTTGATTACAACGGATTCCATAGGGATATTAGGGGTGTTGTTTTATAGGATTGCCTGTTACTCAGGCGGTGGTCCCTCGTCAGGAGGTGGTTGCATGTTACCAGCCATAGCTTGATCATTCAACGCTTTAATTCCTGCGGGGCCGAGCTTTTCCGTCAGTGCTTGCATCTGTTGCATTTGCATCTCCTGCTGCATCTGTTCCGCTGACTTGATAAGTCCTTCGGTCTTAATACCAAGAGATGTCGCACGACGTTTAAAGTAATCTTCGATGTTAACAAATTGAGCAATCGCTTGTGGACCGACGACCTGAGCTGCACCAGCAAGGAAGAGGTCAAGCTTAGAGAGATCGTTACCACGACCAAGAGCTTCCACACCAGTAACAATCACTGGCTTCACAAGATCCTTTGGAAGTTTCGGAAGGAGCTTCTTCTTTTGCATGACAGTCATCAAGCGTGTCACAAGTGGCATTTGCATCTCTGACGCAAGTAACGAATACAGACCACCTAAGGACGACTCAAGCTCTTGTGATAACATACGGATCTCCTCGGCGGTGACACGCTCTGCTTGACGGACGACACCAGCGGTAAGAAGGAAGGCCGCACCAAGACGATCCTTGATTCCCTCCATGGTTGTCTGTGCAGTGCGGAAGTCGTTGAACTTCTCAAGCTGAAGAGTGTTAACATCTGCGGCGTTGCCTTGCACAATCGCTCCGTTAGGGCTTTCTGCAAGTGTCCGTGCTCGTGTCGTGCCGTTAGGATTCACAAGGAATAACACCTTGGCTGCCGCGGCTGATCCCTCAACAATGGCTCTGGTCAGTGATTCAAGGCTTTGGATGTCTCCGAGGTATTCTTCAACAAAGCCACGACCATACGCCTCACCGTCGATACGTGACAACCTGAGCGGGATAAAGGGATTCTGTTCAAGCTTGAAGGTGCCACCAGAGGACGGGATGTTAATGCCATTGGCGTCTTGTTGGACAACCCACTCATCTCCGACACGCTTACAGCTTGTGAACAGGTTGACCTTGGCGTCGGACGACGTAACATTCGGGTCTTGGCTTGCAAGGGCAGCTCTGACTTCTTCGGGCAGTGTCGGGAATGCAACAGTCTCCTTGGTGGCGACACACAATAGGTTGCCCATAGGATCACGTTGGACGACATACCTATCCAAGTGAAACACACGGACACCGCCGGCGTCTGGAAGGTATAACAAAGCGTTACCGGTGATGATGAGATGCTTTAGGGCTTCATGGATGGCGACTCGATACGCTCCCCGGGAAACCTCTGTCATCACTAGCTCCTCAAGAGCTTGTAGGGATCTTTCGATCTCTGATAACAATTCCGGTGGTGTGTCCTCCTCTGCTAACTTCCGTTGGTCAGCCTGTAATCTAAAGAAAGGTGAGTTAGGAGGAAGAAGTGCGAGAAGCAGCTTGGACGCAAGATTGTTAACACCTCGTGATCCGACACCGCTGAATGGAGTGTCAAGGCGGCTGTGAGGTCCGAAGCCCTCTTCCGGCATGATGTAAGGAAGGGTGAGCTTAGAACACGCCCGAGCGCGATCAAGGTAGGAATAGCGAGATCCTTCAAGGCGATTGTAGATCTGCTGTGCTGTCTCGTCTGGTGTGTGCATTGTTTATGTTATTCGTCTAAAGTGTTGTCGGCGGCTGGTTTAAGAGCCAAGAAATCGAGCTGTGTTAATTCTGTGCAAGTGCCATCAGTGATCGGTCCTTCAAGCATCGCGTCGTCGTTTGCAGTGAATCTCCAGCAGTCGATAGCAATGAGTTTCCCTGAGCCGTCACTAGCGTCTGCAAGTTGCTCAACAGGAGGTAAACCAGTGAGCGTCGTGCCTTGCTTGTTAGGATACCCACGGTCAGCATCGACAGCAGCAGAGAGTCCTGTGTAGACATCAGGTTGCACGACGTAATATCGGAATCCTGTGGCAGCCCGTGACTGCTCGATTTCTGTCAGTGGTTGTTCTTCTAGTCCATCCATAATTCTTCGAGGATAAGTTCTTGCATCAGTGGATCATCGACAACAACAGGCTCCTCCCAGTGCAATCGCTCAAGGTAAGTCTCAAGGTCCAGCTCTTCGATTCCATCGCGGTCAAAGTCATCAGAGTCGAGAATAAGCGACCGCTTGATGCAATACAGTTTGTCCGTTGATGTCTCTGGGTCGAGGAATAGGTCATCCCAAAGTGCAAGCCACCGCTC